TCCTGGAGGCCGTCCTCGCAGATCTCGAAGGAGATGTGGGTGTCGTTGCCGCTGCCCTTGGCCCCCTTGCCGCAGTGCCAGCCCCGCATGGTCCAGGGCAGGGTCTGGTAAGCGGCCACCGAACCGTCCGCCAGCCTGCCGATAAAGGCGTGAGGACAGGCGGTAGTGCCGCTCTGGTTCCAGTGGCGCAGGGCGGGCTCACCCAGCAGGCCGTCGTTGGGAGCCACATAGCGGCTCAGACGGGGATTGTTGGCCCCGGTGCTGTGTACTAAAATTCCTTTTGGATTGATGTATTTACCGGATTTATAGCAGTCGTTGTTGGTCAGAATTCGTTTTCTCAGATTCAAAGAACCACCTCCGCTCTTGACAACGATACGGCGGTGGGTATAATAAGAATTAGAAGGGCGCTGTTGCATGACGGTTAGCCCAATCCAAGTTAGCTAAACTACGTTAGCCGTCCGGGGGCAGACCGGGCGGCTAACACGCTTTTGGGGCCGTGAGAATCATCACCGTAAGGGTGATAAGTACGCACACCAGGAAACGAAGGGCCTTCGCCCATCGTCCGTATCCCATCCGCATCACCTCCCTTCGCAGGGAAGTGGCTAACCGCCATATACAACAGCGCCTGTCCTTATTCTACATAGACCGCCGTATCTTGCCAATCTTCGCCGCCCGCTGGGGCGGTTTTTTTCTTATTCCTGAGGTGCCTTCTCCTGCTCCGCCTCGTCCTCGGCCATGCACTTTGCCACGATACCGGCAAACAGCTCCTTGTCGCCGGTGTTGTAGGCCTTCACCAGAGCCTTGTAGTGGCGGCCGATGAACTTGTTGATGCTGTCCTCGGTCATACCCTCGGGGATGGGCTTCTCAACCTGAAGCATGGCCAGGCCGATGGTCAGGTCGGAGGCCTCGTTCTTCTTGGTGGTTTCAAAAATGTCGTAAATGTAGTTGGCGTTCATACTGTTTTCCCCTTTCATTTCAAAAAACGGTTGTTTTTGATTATTCGCCGTCCTGTCCGGTCAGAGTCTCCCCTGCCTTGTCCACGGCGTCCTTGCCCACGGCCAGCAGCTTGGTCAGCCAGGCGGGCACCGGAGCTCCCATGGCCACAGCGTTCTCGACCAGGGACCCGAGCTCCGTGATGATGTACCACACCAGCACCACCGGGCAGATCAGACCGGGGTACTGGACAGGCAAAGCGATAATGGGCAGGTTGCTGAGCACGATGTACAGCAGCATATCCGCTCCGGCGGCCACGATGACCACCACGATCATCCCGGTCTTGTGCCAGATGCCCTCCCGGGCCCGGGCGGAGGACCACTCCCCCGCCTTGCTGGCGGCCGCCGAGCCGGTGAGGTAGTCCAGCGCCATGCAGATGATCCAGCCGATCACCAGCCACCCCATCCACCCCCACAGTCCGGTCAGAGCGCCGACGGCGGCGGCCAGGACCGCCTTGACCTCTTTCACCTGGTCCATCTCTTACTCGCCCTCCGCGCTGCCGCCGAACTCAGCGGGCACCAGCTCGGGCAGGCCGCACTCCTCGATGAGGATGCCGGCCACCTGGGCCTTCAGCTTGGCGGGGACCTTGTCAAACTCCGTCTTCCCCAGGATCACTCTCTGCGCAAACAACATTGCCATCATTTCTTTGTCTCCCTTCGATAAGTAATAATATAGGTTCAGGGCCAGGTCGGCCCAAAACTCACGCATAGACGATTCCCGCCATCTCCACGATGCACTCTTCCAGCATTTTGGATTTTTCGAGGCTCTCCGCCAGCTTGTTCTCGGCATAGGTCCGCTGACTCATGGACACGAAAATGCGGTCCTCCAGCACGGCTTCAGTCTCCTCGGTGGCCGGAGTCACCTCCACGGCCTCCTTCTTCAGCTCGGCCCGGATGGTGTAGCCCTTGTACACGTTCACGTCATCGATGGTGATGGAGGAGCATGCCTCCTCCGAGAAGGCCGCGTCCAGGGCCTCGATGCTCTCGGAGGCCGCGAAGACGAAGGTCAGGGTGTCACGGGTCGCGCCCTGAATGTGGCGTTTGGCCCCGGTCACGAGGATGGGGGCCAGGATCGTTCCGTTTGCAAGTTTGGTGTTCATGCTGTGTCCTCCTTTGAACTTATCAGATAGGTTTTAATACGTAGATCGAGCCTCTAGCAGCACCTTGGAATACGCTCGGTATACCGTTCATGCACCAGCCGATTTCATCACCAATTTGAACTAAATACTCCAAGGTAGAAGATTGGTAAAGAATGTTGAATTCTCCATCTTTGTATTTTCCAATACAAAGCATGTTGTTAAGGAAGCCAAATATATAATTTACTCCGGTTAAGTCAGATGTTCCGATTGTTATCTGATCTCCTGCACTTGTGTTTTCGGAGAAAGATTTCACTTTCGTTAAAACGTTAAACAATTCAGACGGATCAGATGGGAACGAAACTCGTGCAATCGTACTTCCTCTGTAAGACCCTTTTGAGTTGCCGCTACTAGAAACAAAGGCTTCTCCCGCAGAAATAAATATCGCTGAATCGTAATTGTCATTAGAGGAAAAAACTACGATTTTATCAGACAGGGAAGTTAAATACATCAGTTTGAAAGCATTATCAGTTACATTTGATACAAGATAATACCAGCCAGTAACAGCCGGTATACAAGAGGTGCTTGTCGTGGATGACTGATTTGCGCCATCACTGTCAACACTCTTCATCCCATAGAACAGTGCATCAAGCGCTTCTTCGTAAGCATTTCCGAAGCACATCCTCGCCACCCCGTTCACGCCAACATAGCCCTTTTTCACCTTGCGGGCAACGTTCTGCGTCGTGATCACGCCGGTCTGCTCCTTCAAAACAAACGTACCGGCCATGTTGGAAAAGGTACAGACGTCATTGTATGAATTAGTCGAGCCGTCCTTGCTGTAGATGAACTCAATCGACTGGCCATCCGCTAAATCTGTGGTGTACTGCTTTGGGTTCACGTTCCCGCTGACTGCGTCCTCCACTGTCACCCCGGCCACTTTGAGGGTAAACTTATCGTAATTGGATTCGCTGGACCACGAGTATGAGAAACTAAGGTTGCGTATTGGCTTTTTAGCCGTCAGAACTGTGCTTGCCGTGGAATTGCTTATGCCGTAATTATTTGACGCAAATACGCCCCCGTTGCCCTGGAAATAATAGTCTCCGTTTGTCACGGTAAAGTAGTCGGTGATGTTATCTGCGGTGATGGTTACATTCTTCTCAATCTCCTCGTACTGCGGTGTGTCGACCGCCGCGCCCACATAGATGCTCTTGACCGTACGGGCGACTCCTTTTAACAGAGTCGTTACCCATTCGTCTTCGTTGCACTGGAAACCGCACTCCGGGCACTCCACAAGATGGCCCGATATATAGGTAGGATCACCTTGATATCCGCAGTCTGGGCAGCCATAAGCGGTTACAGGCTGTCCCACTCCAATATAGACCTTCTTCGCCATCGCCTCTCACCTCACTCATACTGGAAATAAAGAACTCCGTTCGTCAGCGCGCTCGTCCCGGCTGTCAGGTCAGTGGTGCCGTAGGTGTAAGCTGGGGCAGCATCCAGATTGGTTCGTGCGGCAGACGCAGTGGTCGCTCCTGTACCACCGTTTGAGACAGCAACGGTTCCGTACAAATCAGAGGCAGAAGGCTTCGTTAAATCTTCTACCACCCAGTACGTGCCATTATAGATAACAAATACGGGCATTTCCTCTTCCAACCAGCCGGCAAATGCACCGGATGTTAGAGCAGATGAGCTGGTGCTCACTCTTCGCTTAATGAACTTTTTTCCAAACCCGTTAACATTTAGATTTGGCCCGGTGCCAGTACTTTTTATGGTTGGGACAATGATGATGGCTGTTCCAACTGTAAGCTCGGACAGGCCAGGAACAGAAGCTGTGTAGTTAAGGCCATCCGTTGATTCAGCGGATACAAGAGGGACTCCGCCAGCTCCCGCCGCACTGGCCTTGTCCATGAATGCCTGATCGGATACGTTGGACAAGTCCAGGCTTGCAGCACCAATACTCCCCGGAGTGACCGGATCGCTCCCGCCGCTGGCGTGCTGGCTGGCATGTTTTTCGGCGGCATAGTTCATGGAAGGCAGCTGCCCGGCAGGCACCTTCCCGTCCGTTCCCAGAGATGCCACGCCTCCGGCGGCGCCCTTCTCGCTGTTTGGCACATAATCCATCTCCGGCAGCTGTGCCGCCGGGATCTTCCCGTCATCGGACAGGCTCGCCTTGCCGTCCTCCAGCCCCTTCAGCGCGGCGTCGATTCTGTCCGCGTTCCGGTTCAGAGCCGCGATATCCGCATAGTCGCTCTCCGCCGGTTTTTCCAGCTTGTAGTTGGTTGTTTCAGCCATTCAAATCGCTCTCCTTTACCTCGCTCCAGGTACGGGCCCTCAGCTCGCCCCAGGTGTGCGCTTTCACATCCGCCCAGGTGTTGTATACGATGATGTAGTCCCATTGCAGGTGGGCGGGCAGGATGTCCCGCAGGGCCGCCGTCAGGTCATCCATATTGGGCGGGATACCCAATGTGCCTACGAACTTGATCTCCAGCCGAAACTGGCTGGGATACTCCGTGACCGCTACCTCTCCGTTTGAGAAGCTCTCCGCCACGTTCTGGATCAGAGCCACCGTGGTGACCCCCGCCCCCCGCAGCTTCGACTTGATCCGGCTGCGCCGGTCAGCCGGGTCTCTGGTCTCATCCACCGGCAGCCCAAGGGTCTGCTCCCAGTATTTCAGCCCCCAAGTGGCCGTGTCCACGCACAGCTGGTCCAGCAGGCTGTCCCGCTGGGACCACAGCGCAAGCAGCTCCGGCTCCAGGGCCTCCTGGATATCCCGGAACTCAGCCGACCCGGCGTAGAAGTCCGGATATCTGGCCATCAGCCTCCTCACGACACCGTCACCTCCGTCAGTACAGGCAGCTGGTCAGCCTCCACCGAAATATTGGCCGTTCCACCCCCGATGGTAAGGGCCGTATAGTCCAGCACTCCGGGGATGGCCAGCAGCAGAAAAGCGATTCGGTTGTAGAGGACGGTGTATTGCCGGTCCGCCATGGTTTCCAGCTGGAGGTCTACGTTTTCCGTAAAAACCTCCCGGGCCAGACCGCCGAGGTAGTCTCGCACCGCCCCTTCCAGGGCTGTTTTCACGGCGCTTTTTGTGGTGGTGCTGTCGATGGTCACCGAAGCCGCCACCGCCATCTCCTTCGCCCTGGCGGCCGCCACCGTGACGGCGGGGCCCACAGGCCGCCGCTCCTGGATATAGGCGTTGCAGGCTGCAACCACGGCCTCGCCGGGGGGCTCCATGCCGGCTCCCGCCAGCACTACCTTCACCGTCCCTGGCCCGTCCCACTTGGCGATGGTCCGGGCCGCCGTCACGCCGTCCACGCTGGTGGCCCACAGCTGGTACTGATAGGGGTTGCCCGACGTGGCGATGCGCCGCATCCGCTCCTGATACCGGGCCAGCAGGGCCCCGTCGCGCTCCGGATCGGTACCGCCGGAGGCGGGGCCGTTTTCATAGCCGGTGATACCGGAGTAGTTGCGCAGGGTGGAGACGATCTCCCCCGCGCCGATGTTGTAGGCATCCCCCACCTCGGCGGCGGTCAGCCGCCCCTCCGCCGAACCGTCCACAACAGCCACAGGCCCGTCCAGGGTGAAGGCCAGACCTGTCGCCGTGTAGAACGGCGTCCCGGCGGGCACCGAAGCCCCGTCCTCCCCAGTAAAGGTAATGGCGCAGGAGGCAGCCGTCCCCGCCTTGCGCGTCACGCCGACCACTGCCGCCTGCTTGTCGATGTACGCCCCGCTGGTCTCGTCGATGTAGAACGCCGGAAGAAATGCGTCCAGACTGTGATAGCACTCGCACAGCTCGGCCGCCGCCGCCGAAATGACGTCGTTGGTAAAGCTGCCCTCCCGGGTCTGTAAGCTGGTGGTCAGCCGGCCCAGGATGCGGCTTTTCATATCCTCTACCGTTACATGCTCAAACATTCACTTCCACCTCCCCATAAATCGTTGACACGGCGCAGCTCACCGTCAGCCGTGTGTCGGAAAAAGTCACATCCGCCCGGCGCACCCCGGTGATGTAAGGATTCGGCGCCAGCGCCTCCTTGATATACCGCACGGCCTCGCTCTCCTTCACCGCCGGAGTGAAGGGCTGGCCCACCAGCTCCTCCGCCTCGCAGCCGAAGTCCCAGGTGTAGATGTCGTGCCGGAACCGGGCCGTCTTGATGGCCTTCCAGATCCACACCTTCACCGCTTCGGTCCCCGTGACCTCCACCGGCTTCCCGCCGGAGAAGACCGGCGTTCCGCTGTTAAAATTCCAAGCCGCCTCCCGGCACAGGGGCAGGGCGCCCGCGCCCTCCGCGGCTGCCTCGGGCTGTACCGCCGGAAAGATCCCACTCATAGATGCACCACCTTATCCATCAAGTAAAATGTCTGGTCGTCCTCGGTCAGCAGCAGGACCAGATCCCCCCTTTGAAGGGCCGCCCCCGCCTGAGTCACCATGGCTCCGGACAGCTCCATAGCTCCGCTTTCGATGGTCAGCGCGCTGTGCTTTCCATAATCGCAGAAGGCGGACACCGCGAAGGACCCGGACGCCTCCCCACGGATGCTCACTTGCTCCCCGTAGCCCTCCAGCAGCCGCCGGGCGATGTAGAACCGCCCGGCCTCCTGGGTGGTACCAGCCACATCCACCTTCAGCGGGCTGGCCGAAAGCACCCGGCCCAGCCGGATATGGATGGGCGCTCCCGCCTGCCCGTCGCCGGGGGCCGACCGCATCATGCTGTAAATTTCGCTATATGGATTATTCATCGTGTGTTTCCTCTCATCCCGCCCGCATCCGGGCCCGTTCCAGCTCACTCACAATATGCCGGGCGATTTCGTCCATATCGCGCTCTCCCCGGACCGTCACATCTCCGAACTGGACGTTCAGATGGATTCCGTCTCCTCCCTCCCGGGCTTCGGCGGCGGTCAGCACTCGCTCGCCCTCGTGAAGGACGGCCCGGTACCCGTCGAAGGGCACCCGCTTCAACCCGAAGGCGTTGGTGCCGTCGTACTCCTCATCCCCGGAAAACAGGCCGCTCAGCTTTTCCCAAAGCCCGCCCCCGGTCCCGGCCTGTCCGATGGTCCTCTCCTGCTTCAGGTCATAGCTGTTTTTCCACCCGTCCAGGGCGGCGGTGTTCTCCCGGATGGCCGCGATCTGGTCCTGCTCCGTCTCCACCGCCAGCTGGTACTGCTCGCTGGACTCATAGGCCGCCGTGGCCATGGCCTCCGCCTGCTCCCGCAGGGATTCCATTTTCAGCGCGGTCTCCTGGGCGTTCTCCCCCTCCGGGTCGTAGGACTGGCTCAGGGCGGCGTATTCCTCCCCCATGCTCTTCAGCGTCCCCGCCGTCTCCGCGTCATAAAGGCTGGTGTCCTCGCCCAGCAGCACCGCCGACAGGGCCTCTCGGGTGTACTGCTCCGACAGGTTGTCCAGGTAAGCCTGGTTAGACCCGGCAATTTCGTTCAGCTGTCCGATGGCCTCCCCCAGCGGGCCCTCATAGGCCGCCTGCTCCTCCCGCATTCCCTCCTCCCGGACCTTGTTGAAGCCCTCGCCGTAGGATGCGCTAAGCCCCGACTTGGTGCGTTCCAGCTGATCCGAGATGGATTGGAAGGTCCCCTCCAGCGCCGCCTGAATCGCTTCCTCCGAGGCCCCCGACTGCCGCAGCTCCTCCGCCCGGGCCGCCGCCGCCTCGCTCTCCTTGTTCATGGCCAGAACGGAGCCCAACTGAATGGAGGTCTGAGCCGACTGCCGCACCGAGTCGTGGAGCCCGCCGTAGTATTCCTTAAAGGCCGCGTCCTGGGCCTCCAGGTTTTTTGTTTCTGCACTAAGCAAGCCGGATGCGGCGCCGACAAATCCGCCGATTACCATGCCCCACGGTCCTGCGGCTGTGCCCATGGCTATTCCAGATGCCGCACCTCCAAAAAAGCCAGAAATCACATTTCCTGTTTCTTCGCCAAATGCGCTGGAAACATTGGCCTGGAGGTAGTCTCCAAAAGCCTCTGCTCCCTTAGTAAATACACCTGTATCTCCCAGCTTTTTAATCAACGGCCATTCCTTATCTTTGCCGCTCAACTCTCCAAAGGCCCCGCCTGTGGCCGCGATACTCTTTCCGCCTGACTCCCCCAGCTCATCCACAGCCTTCTCGGCTTCTTTTGCCATATTCTTGGTCTCTTCCAGCGCCTTCCGGAACTCCTCCTGGCGTTTCAGGGCCTCCTCGTTTTCCTCGCCCCCCGCCGTCTCCAGGAAGGCCCCGTAGGCGTCCCTGGCCCGCTTGCTCTTCTTTTCGCTGTCGGTCAGCGCGTTTTCCCACTTTCGCTGCTGCTTTGTCAGCTCCGTTAGAGCCTTTTGCAGCGATTGGTACCGGCGCTCCAGTGCTTCGGTCTCTTTGTTCAGCGAGGAGGTCGCTTTTTCTATGGTCTTTAGTTCCTCCGCCGCGTTGTCTGCGATCGAATAAATTGGCATCTGCTCACCTCGCTTGATTTTCTGCTTTTTTCTGATATACTGATATTAAAGGAGTGGTTACATGAAGTGGAAAAAGCATAAAGAAGAATATTTGCGTTTTCGATGTCATTCCCCTTTGCTGGTATATCCCCTACTTTTATGTCTGCTTTCCGCTATAGGCTGGGGTCATCAGCAAAAGAACGGATTATTGATCGTCATTTCTGGTACGATATGTTGTATCCTGCTGATAAGCCTTCGTGTGTTTTACCGCTGGTTCAAGCACGACTTATCCAAATCCGAAACTGCTAACTCATCTTGCTCCGTCATTGTTTTTTGGATTTTTGCCGGTATCTTTTTAGGTATTCCTGCCGCCCTTGTGATGTTGGATATACTAGTCCGTTCTTGGTGATCCTCACGTTATTTGTACCTCTGCCGCCCCCTCCGGGGCGGCCTTTTTATTCCTTCGGCAGGCTCCCCGCCTCCTGCTTGTCCATCAGGTTGCGGAAGTCCAGCGTCACCTTGGTGCGGTAGATCCCGTTTTTCCAGCTGTGCTGGTCGCTCTGGACCCAGAACAGGCCGTCCGTACCGGTCACCGGCTCGTGGACCGACACGGTGTTCCCCGTCATCAGCTTGACATTGCCCAGGCAGTCGGCGGTGATGGTGGTGGAGACGCCGTTCTCCTCCAGCAGCTCCCGGGCCGCCTTTTCCGGGGACTCGTGGGAGCTGGCCTTGATGGCCTTTTCCATCAGGCCGTACAGGGCGTCGTAGTTCTCCTCGCTCCCGTAGGTGGCCACCCGCTGGTACTCATCCGAGTAGACCGCCACGCTGTTCACCATGTCCTGGATGCTGTCCCGGCTCTGACAGGACAGCAGGTTGGACCCTGGGACCAGCCGCAGGCTTTCCGTCCCAAGCGCCTTCTCCGCCACCTCCAGGCTGTTTCCCCGGAAGCGCACCTGATAGTTCTTTCCGTTCTGTTCTCCGGCCATGGTGTACATGGTCTGGATCACCTGGTACAGGCTGCTCCCCAAAAAGTTTCGGGACAGCTTCACTCCCGTGGCCGCCAGAGCGCCCGCCGGGATGCCGTATTCGCTGCACAGCTCCCGGGTCACCGCCTCCGGGGTCTGGTTCCGCACCGCCCGGTAGGTGCTGTTTTTCTTCAGGTAGTGCCCGTTGTCCAGGGCCGTCAGCTCCAGGGTCTGGCCCAGGCTGTCCCGCTGGCGGTCCATGATCCGCCCCGAGAACCGGTTTTCTCCGCCCAGCGTCAGCTGTACCGCGCCCCCCAGCTCCGCCAGGGTCTGGGGCAGCACCGACAGGGACAGCTGCCGGGCGCAGTCCCGCCAGCTGCCGCTCCAGCGCAGGCTCTGGACCAGCTGCCCGGCGTCCATGGTCTTTTTCCCGTCCACACTCCAGGTGCGCAGGGCGAACCCTTCGTTATATGCCATTCTTTTTCCTTTCTCCTTGGCTCCCCCTCCGAGGGAGCTGTCAGACCCTTCGTCTCTCCTTGGCTCCCCCTCTGGGGCCGATTCCCCCTGTCAGGGAGCCGATGGGTCCGAAGGTGCGCATCCCTCTTGGCCGCTCCTCACAGCAAACTCTTGTCCGGCAGCTTCACCTTCTGCCCCGGAAAGATCAGGTTGGCGTTCTTGATGCCGTTGTAGGCCGCCAGCTTATAGGCCAGATTTCCCTGCCCGTAGTGCTTCCGGCAGATGCCCCACAGGGTGTCCCCCTTGACCACGGTATAGGTGCTCTCCGCCTTCTGGGCAGTGGGGGCGGGCCGTCCCGCGTTGCCTGTGCTGGTCTGCTCCACCGTCTCCGCCGCCAGCTCCCGGTACTGCCGCATGGTCAGCGTCACATACACGTCCCCCGTACCGTCCCGCTGGCCGTACCGTACCGGCGCCAGCAGGATGGGCAGGTTTACCGGCGTCTCGGTGACGATCAGCCGCAGCACATCCCCAGACTGGGACCAGCTCACCAGCCGATCCACCGCGGTAAATGGGTCGCCGGAGTACCCCGCCCCGGTGTAGGACCTGGCCTGAGCGGGCATCAGAAACTCCTGCTGCTCGTTGAACAGGGCCTGGAGCCCCGGCAGGTTCACCTGCCCCGTGGAGGCCATGTCCACCTGCTCCACCAGTCGCCCCAGCTCCACCTGAAAGTCCGGGGGCGTTACCGGCATTATCTGCTCCTCCCCGGTCCTGGTATTTCGGAATATGATCTGCATATCTTCTCTCCTTCGTCACTTGACTCCCCCTCCGGGAGACCGGCCCTTTGGCTCCCCCTCTGGGGCCGATTCCCCCTGTCAGGGGGCCGATGTCCCCCGTCGGGGGAAAATGGCCGCAGGCCAAAAGGGGGAGGGATAATGTCGCGCAGCGACAAAAGGGGTAGGGTCGCTGTCTGCGAAGCTGACTGAGGGGGCTCACCCAGCCCCTTGGCTCCCCCTTTGGGGGAGCTGTCCGCGAAGCGGACTGAGGGGGCCGATGGGGCCGATGGGACTGAGGGGCCTCACCCCGCCCGCATCCCGGCCAGCTCGATCTTGTCTGCCAGCCGCTGGGCGAGCTCGTCCAGGTCGCTGTCCTGCCGCACCGTGATAGGCCCGGAGAAGTTCACCTGGAGCCCGCCGCTCCCCCGCTCCCGGGCCTCCGCGGCGGTCAGCACCCGCTCGTCCCGGTGGAGGAGGGCCGGGTATCCGTTGAAGGGCACCCGCTTCAATCCGTAAGCGTGGCGATTCCAGTCCTGCGGGTCGCCATCCCCCATCTGCTCTGCTGAAACGGTGCTCCCACGAAAATTAATGCCCATGCCTCTGGTAAAAGCATTGCTCATCTTGTATGCGTTGGTGGCCGCCGCCAGCCCGATGGTGTTTTCCCGGATGGCGTCGATCTGCTCCAGCTGCTTATCCTGGACCTTCTGATACTCGTCGCTGGACTCATAGGCCGCTGTGGCCACCGCCTTGGCGTCCTCCTGGAGGTTGACCATCTCCTGGGCCGCCGCCAGGTCGCCCTCTCCGTAGAGCCGGACCCCCTCTTCGTAGACGGCGGAGGCGTCAATAAACTGCTGGCGCATCTCGTCCAGCTTGGCCTTGTCCGCGTCGGAAAACAGGCTGGTCTCCTCCCCCAGCAGCACCGCCGATAGGGCCTCCCGTTCATATTGGCCCTCCAGGTTCTCCAGCCGGGCCTTGGTCTCGCCCGCCAGGGAATTTACGTTCTCCATCACCTGGCCCAGCATACCGCCGTAGGCGTCGATGTCCGCCTCCTTGCCCTCGTTGCGCAGCTCGTTGTACCGGGAGCCGCCGGCGGCGTCGATGTTCTCCATCAGACCCTGGAGGGTGGAGTCCAGACCCTCGGTGGATTTGGACTGGATCTCCATCATTCCGCCGTACAGCTTTTCAAACTGGCTCAGGATCAGATCGGTGACGTAGGAGCCGGACAACTCCCCCTTGGATATCTTGTCGTACACCGCCTTCTGGCTGATTCCCAGGTCGTCCGACAGCCACTGGAACACGCCAAGCCCCCGCTCGTTCAGGGGATTCAGGTACTCCAGGCTGGCCTTGTCGCTGGACTTCATCCGCCCGATGTAGGTGGCCACCGTCCCGATGTCCGCCGTGGACAGCCCCATGGCCGCCCCTGCGTCGCCCACCTTGGTCAGCGTGGGGATGATGTCCTCCACCGCGTAGCCGAAGGACAGCAGGGTCTTGGAGATGCCAACCAGGTCGTCGTACAGGAAGGGCGTGGTGTTGGCCGTTTTCAGCACGTCGCCCAGAAAGGCGTCCGCCTGTGCGCTCCCGCCCAGCAGGGTGGAAAAGGACAGCTTGTTGGTCTCCCGCCCGGCCGCCAGCGCCTTGCCGCTGGCCAGCCCTTCCTCCGTGACCTGGTTCACCGTTTCGTAGAGGGATTTGTAGTAGTCCTTGAAGGCGTCGTCCCTCTGCTCATAGATTTGCGTACCTCCGCTGATGAGGCCGGACGCTCCGCCAAGAACAGCGCCGACCGCGGTCCCAAGCCCCGGAAAAATCGTGGACCCGGCCAAAGCGCCTGCGGCAGCACCAGATGCCACTCCGGAAAGTGTACTGCTGATCAGCGTGGCCATGGGCTGCCCCACAGCGCTGCTGATCAGGGTCCCGGCAGCGGAGGCAATGTTGTTGCCAAGCTCCTTGATCAGCCCGGACTGGGCCAGCCCTGCCCCAAGTCCAGAGCCGAACAGGGTGTTCTGGCCGCCTCCGGAGCCACTATCCAGTTTACGTATCGTTTCCTGAGTGGCACTGATTTCCTTCATGGTGTTTCTGGCTGCGGCGGTGTATGTCTTGGCGGAGTCGGTCAGTGCGTCATACTCCTCCTTCAGTTTTTGAAAGCGGACCCGATCCGCCTCGTCCCCAGTCTTTTTAAAGGACTTGGCCGCCTCGCCCATCGCCTTTTTGACATTCATCGCCTCAGCCGATGTCTGGGCCGATTTTTTGTTGAGGTCGGCGTACCGCTGCCCTAGCTGGTCGGTTTTGCGCTTCAGCTCCTCAAATTCTTTGGAGACGCCCTTGGACGTGCCGGAAATAGATTTCATCGTGGAACTGATATCCTCGTTCATTTTCATGACGATGGAAATGGATTCTGCCATAAGCGTCACCTCATTGACAAACCGACTGAAAATCGGTATACTAAAATTGTAAATATCTACGGATAGGCGGTGAAACCATGACCAGATTTGAACGTCAGGATGCGATTTACGCGGAAATACAGCAGATCGAGTCCGACCTGGAGCAGTGCCAGACCGACAGCCCGGACTATCTCCCACTTCTGAAGAAGCTGAACGCCGCCCTCAAGGAATACAATTCCGTCCCATCGGATGACGTGCGCAGAAAGGAAATCAATTCCAGGTTAGACCAGTTACAGGCGTCTGCACCCACCCAGGAATCCATGGATGAGTTCTTTTCGCTGTGCAAAGAACTGCATTCTCTCCCGCCGTCCACCTCCCCATGGAACGCCTTCCGCCGCACCTCGCATCAGCTTCGGGTTCCCTTATGGCTTCTGACTCTAGCCTCTGCCCTGGCCGCTTTTCTTCCGTATGGAGAAGCATGGCTTTCCGTAACGATGCTCCTTTGCTTTTTTGCTTCTCTCGCCTGGTCCGTCTGGGCCTCCACCTATACGCCCTGATCTTCTCAGCCGCCCTCGGTGAGGGCGGCTTTTTTATTGCCTGAGCCGCTCGGCTCGGGCCTCCGCCTCATAGGCGGAGAACTCCCGGATCAGCTCCTGCCACCCGTCCCCGCCCGTCTGGAGGCTCCGCAGGTCCCGGAGCCCCCAGTGGTGGGTGTGGAACAGGTAAAACAGCAGATTCAGCTCCGGCTCGTCCCCCGCCTTTAGCCGTTTTTTACGTCAGCGATGGTTTTCCGCAGGTAGCCGCACAGCTTCTGGATCTCCAGATACAGCTCGTCGATCTCCCCCGACAGCAGCCGGGCCTTGATGGCGTCCACGGGGGTGGCGATGCCCCGCTCCTTGTCCAGCAGACGGGGGTCCTTCCAGCTGGGGGCGGCGCAGCCATACAGCACGCCGTACACCGCCTGCTCCTCCCGGGGCTTGTCCTGGAGCCTGCGCACCTGGTCGTAGGTCAGCCCCCGCAGGGTGAACACCACTGGCTCCCCAGCCAGCTCGCTCAAACGGCGCACCTCCACCCGCTTCTCGGGCAGAGCCTTGCGCACGTCGGGCAGCTCGGGCCGCAGCAGCACGTCCAGCACATTCAGCTTTTTCTCGTCCATTGTTGTCTCGTCCTTTCTGTTTGCCCCAATTCGATTCTATGTTCCCGATTGGCGCCTTCTAAGGCTCCCCCTGCGGGGGAGCTGTCGCCGCCAAAGGCGGTGACTGAGGGGGCGTTCCTAAGGTCAGCCGCCCTCAGGGGCGGCTTTTTCTCTGTCGCGCTCCGGCGCGCTTCTTACTCCACCTTGTCCAAAAACTCCATGCCGGTGAAAGCGAAGGGGATGGTGATACTGCCCGCCTTGGCGGCGGCCCAGTCCATCACGGTCTGCTCGTCGTAGCTCACGCCGTAGCAGGCCACCCGCTCCGCGCCGTAGGCGTCGGGGTCGGCCAGCTTGCCCACCAGGGTCTTGCGCAGGTCCCGGCCGGCCACGGCGGCCTCGATGTCGTCAGCCCCTCTTGTATATACCTTGTGCAGGGTCATGCTGCCGGTGAACTTCACGCCGGTCAGCTTCCGGTCCTCGGCCATCTGGCCGCACAGGTTCAGGGTCTCAAAATTCTTGGTCATCTTCACCTGGAAGGCGGAGACCTCCGCGATCTCCGCGCCGTCCTCCCAGATCTGGCCAAAGGTACCGTTCATGACCCGTGCCGCGCTCTCCATTGCCATAATGCACTCCTCCTCTTACAGATAGATGTTGACGGAAATATCCTCCATGGCGTCGATGGGCGTCACGGAGACGTTCAGGAATACGTGTGTGCCGGTGTTGGCCTCCTTGATCTCCTGCTCGCTCATCTCCACGGTGGACACGCCCTGCTCCTGGAGCCAGGCGTCCTGGGCGTCCACGTCGATGCCGCAGGCAAAGTCCTTTTCGATCAGGCCGTCCTTGGCCAGGGCCTGGAGATAGACCGAGATGGCCGTCACCAGCTGGAGCTTATTGTCGTAGCTGTTGGACAGCTTGCCGATGTAGTTGTCCTGGATGGTCAGGCGGATATCCTGCTGAAGCATGTCCAGCAGCTCCACGAGCTTGATCTTCTTCCACACGTCGCTCCGGCCCGTCACGGTGGTCAGGGAGTTCACCCCCCGGCCGCACTTCACCTTCTCGCCGTCGTGGTACAAGATCAGCTTGCCGGCCCCCACCGCCGCGTCCATCTCGGCGGCGGTCATCCGGTCGATGTCCTCCACCTCGGGCAGGGCCGCATAGGTGATGGACTGGTTCATGGGGGTGCCGGCGATCAGACCAGCCATCCGGCCGCAGTAGGCGGCGGTGTCATACTCCTGGCCGTCGGCCAGAATGCCCTCGGCGGCGAAGTCCACGATACCCTCGCTGTCCGCCGCCAGATTGGGCAGCACCGCCTTGTAAATGGCGTGGTTGTCGCCGCGCTGCTTCACCAGCCAGGTCTTGATGACCCCCGCCTCGGCGGCGGTCAGGTCGTCGGGACCGGCCATATAGTCAAATTTCTGGGTGGACAGCCAGGTCAGGACAGCGCTGTCTGCCGCGATGACCGCCTCCGCGTCCATCACATACAGCAGCACCCTCTTGGGGGGATTCACGCCGCCCAGGAACACCCGCCGGACGCTCGCCTGGTTGGCGGTGCCAAGAGTCGCGGGGATCTGGGCGGTGGATGTCAGCGTGTATTGCATATCCTTGGTGGCCGCCGCGGCGTCCCGGATCAGCAGGGCCACGGTGCCCTTCTGGCTTCGTGCCACCGCCGTATTGGCCCGTTGCTTGAATGCCACCGTCAGGGTGGGCATGGTCAGATTGCTCATATCGTTTTCTCCTTTGCATTCAGTTTTGTATTCAGGTCCTCCATCAGAGGCAGGATCTCATCAGACCGGAACTCAGACCGGTCCATGGCCAGGGAGACGGTCAGCTTCACCTCCGCGTAGTCGTACAGCCCCTCGGTGTTGGCCGTGCAGGCGGTCACCTTGGGCGCCCGGTCCCCCGCTTTGACGTATCCGTCCGCGAAGGCGCCCAGGATGGTCATGCACCGCAGATCCAGGGTGGGCAGATGGGAGTCGTGGACCTCATCCACCACGCAGTAGGTGGTGATCTTGTACTGATACTGGAACGTCACTGCTCCCGCGCCCTGAGACAGCGGATTCAGGTCCAGCTTCACCAGCTCTACCATGTTGCTGGGCCGCTCAAACTCCCGGGGCGTCAAATTCTCATAGACCGGCTCCCCCGGAAAGGCCGACTCCAATTTTCCCTTGATTGCCCCCAGCATCAGGGCGGGTGTAATAATCATAGCTTCAACTCCACCTCCAGCCGTTTTAAAAATTCCGCCGCCGCCTGAACGGCGGCTTTTTCCGCGCCCTGGGCGGCCTCCTTGTAAAAGCCAAAGCCGGGCACCCGGACCATCCTGGCCCGGGGCGTATACCGCTTTGCCTGCCCGGAGGGGCCCCGGACCCTGTGACCGGAGGCCAGGTAGTTGGTCAGCGCCCCGGCGTTCACCGCGCTCCGGTTTCCACCCCCGGACATCACTTCCACAGAATCAGACCGGACCGCCACATAGCCCAGCTTCGAGCCGATGTGCCGGTTCTGCCACAGCTGTACCCGGCCCCGCCGGTCGTTCAGCCCGGACCGGGCGATGGCCCGCCGAACCTCCTCCCGGACCTCTGTGCCCGCCTTCTCCAGCATGGCCTCCTTCAGCCCCGGGATCTGCTTTACGCCCTCGTCCCAGCGCTTCCAGAACTCCGTCCAGCTGGAGGCATCCATGGGAAACTCCTGCATCGGTGCTCATCCTCCCTGTTTTACGTTAGGTGCCCTGTCTGTTTTTTGACAGCAACCTCATATATTCCTGAAACAGGCCGCAAAGTTTCACTTAGCAGTCCTCCTTCCGCCGGATCTCATACTCGTTTTTATACTCGTCCAGCTCGTGGGGGACCAGCACCCGGTAGTACCGCCCCCCGCAGATCACCCAGGACCCCGGGTCCAGCGCAATGACCTTGGGCGTCACCAGTACGAAATCAGTGGTCACTACCGCCAGCGGGTCCATCTGCTCGTGGCCCACGTACTTCTCCGTCAGCACGCCGGGGAAGGTGCAGCCCGCCGGATTCCTGTCCGCGTCCTTCCGGCACTCCACCGGGGCCACCAGAGCAGCGGACACGTCCAGGTGCCCCCGCCCCCGGGGTACGATAGAGGTGAGGAAATAGTGCTGTCCCCGCCACCGCAGGGCCTGGTGCAGGTCCAGCCGCCGGCGGCGCAGCACCAGCTCGGCGTCCCTGGCCCCGATGCCCACGTTGGAAAACAGGTTTTTCTTGGCCTGGATGGTCACTTGGGCCCAGGTTTTGCCCACCGTGACCCACTCCCAGGCCCCGTCTCCCCGCTGTCTCAGCTCCAAAACCTCCAGCAGCTTGTCCAGCCTGCCGGCGTCGATTCCTCGTTCCATCTGTCTCTACTCCTCTCCGGAGCCTGTGCCCAAGTTGGACACAGGCCCGGTGTACTCCATCCGGAGCTGGAGAAGCAGGCTGGCGGTCAGCAGGCGTCGGCTGTTATCCTCCGCTGCGCTGGTCCCCCGGTTGTCGTCGGCGTCGGTCAGGATCATACCGGCCAGCTGCTTCACCCGGGAGCCGGTCTTGTCACAGTCCTTGCCGATAGCCCCCTCGATGTAGTCCTCCGCAAAGGCGATCAGGTTCTCTATCTCCCAGTCGGACGACTCGAAGTCTTTGGCGTAGCCCCGGGCCTCCTCAATGTTCAGCATCCCCATCCGCTCACCCCCAGAATGGCGTCGATCATGTCGGCCTTCAGCGTCCGGTCACTGAGCCCTTCCACCCCCAGCTTCTGGGCCACGACCAGCAGTTCCGCCTTGGTCATGGCCTCCAGCTGGCTGCGGGTGTAGGGGGCCTGGTCACTCAGCGACCGGCTCATTCCCCCGCCGTGGTGCCGCCCTCACTCAGACTGGCTGCGGCCACGGCAGGAGCCAGCAGGCCGTAGCAATAGGCTTCCTTGTCCGCGGCGATCACGTCGTAGCCCTCAATGACCCGCAGCAGGGTCTGGTTCTTCTTGAAGCCGGCGTGGGCGGAGGAGGCGAAGAAGGTGTACTGGAAGCCGATAAACCACACGCCAGCCTTGGTGTCGCCGTAGAACACGGGGGCCTTGCCGTCCACGTTGGGCAGCTGGGCATCGGAGTACACCTTGACGGGCAGGCCCTTGAACAGCTTGCCGGTGGGCTTGGCGGGGTCGGGCTGGAGCAGCTTGCGGCCGTTGGCGTCCTTCTCCTTGTCCATCAGATTGAAGCCCGTCTGGTTGGTGGCGATGACGCCGCCGATGAGGCAGTCAGGATCCAGATCCAGGTTCAGGGACTCCTGGAGATCGTCCATGCCGGTGAGGGCCTTGGCCTCCTTGCCGTTTTTCAGCTCCGCGAAGATGTCGGCATTCTCGCTGATAACGGCTTTCTTGACAAACCAGCGGTTCAGATACGCAGTCAGGCCGGCGGCCTCCACGGCGGTCAGGATATTGGAGATGGGGATGATGGCGCCCTTAAAGCTGATAGCGAACTTCACGTTCTTGAACTTGGGCTCATCACTGGCGGGGATGTCGTTGCCGTCATCGAAGGCCACCAGGCCCACAGGGGCGCCGTTCTCCCAGGTGAAGGAGCCGGACAGCACGGTGGTGGGCATCTCAGTCACCAGCTCCTTTGCGGAGACAAAGCGGCGGCGCAGCTCGTTGATCTTGTTGTCCACGTCCTCGGGGATCAGATAGCTCTCGCCGTTGGCGGCGTTGGTGCCGGTGAGCAGGGCCTTGGCCACCTCGGGCTCGGGGGTAATGGCCTCCAGCTCATCCTCGGTGAAGGGCTGGCCCCGCAGGCACTTGGCGATCAGGGCAAAGCCGGAGACGCTCTTCTCCTTGCCCTCACCGTCGTCCTCTTCCTCGCCGCCGTGGGCGGGCTGGGGCTTGGCGGGCACCTGACGCTTCTGGGCGTTGTAGATGCGCTCCTCGGTGTCATAGTCTCGCTGGAGTTTGTCCGCCTCATCCATGCAGGCGGCGGCCTTCTCGGTCTCGCCGGCCTCCATCAGGGCCTGTGCGCTGGCTACCTTGCCGTCGATCTGGGCCAGCAGTTCCTTCATCTTCTTGTTCATGCTCGTTCCTCCGTTTCAAATTTAAGTTGTTTGTTTCTCGCCCGGGCCTGGATCAGCCGCAGACGCAGGGACAGCGTGTCAGTTTCGTCGGCTTGGTCTCCGCCGGCGTAGGACTTGGTCACGCCCGCTCCGGGCTGGGCGGGGACTGCCACAAAGGACCACTCGTAGGCGTCGGTGGCGTGGAGCAGCTCCCCGAAGCACCGCTTGCCCTCGTAGATCTGACCCTTGCGGTGACCGCAAACCCGCAGTTCCTTACCGCAGATGGAGCAGGCGCACTGCGCCACGGCGCAGCCCACGCTGACCTCCTTCTTGATGCCGCCTTCGATCTCGGCGATCAGATCCCGGTTGCTCTCGGTGCGTAGCATATAGGCGTAGCCCCGCAGGTAGCAGTACCCGTCCCCCGCCGCCGTTTTCTGGCCGGGCTCCTCCGCCACCTCCGCCCGGTAGATCCGGGCCGACTGGCCCTTGGCCGTCCAGCTGTGGTCAAAGATGCCCGACTTGCCCACGAACAGCCGGGCCAGCTCCTCCAGGGTTTTCCGGGGGAACCGCTCCTGGTCCCGGTCCACCTGGTTGTCGCACAGCCGCACGGCGAAGGTGAACACCTGGTCCGCCGTCAGCTCCTCCATGGTAAACCGGTTGATTTGGGCCATGTCCTCAGCCCCGGCGGGTTCCTTCATCACCAGGGCGGCTTTTTCAACTCTGCTCATTTCTTCCTTCTCTCCCCTCGTACTGTTTCCCCGCCAATTCCAGCGGGATCAGGTTGCCGTTTGCATACAGCCGGTCGCCGCCGGGCTTCCGGCTCAGGTCCAGGAAGCCTCTCGCCTCGTCGGGGGTGTAGATCTCATTGGATACCGCCGTGGCCAGGGTCTCGATCTGGGTCTTGGTGTCCGCCCGCAGGGCCACCGCCGTGTTGAACTTCGGATAGATCAGGGCCTTTGTCCTCTGCTCGTCGCTCAGAGATTTATAGCCGATCTCCTCCTCGTAGTCCTTCAGGATATACAGCTGGGTGTCCACCAGAAATGCCAGCTGCTGGGCCTCGGAGGATGCGTAGGAGGATTTCTCAAAATCGTTGATCTGGTCCGGCTTGATACCGAATGCCGCCGCCACCTGGAGGGCGGTGTACTTCCGCAGCTCCAAAAACTGGCCGTCCGTCAGCTTGATGTTCAGGGGTTCCAGCTTGTGGCCCATGGGGATGGGGATGATCCGGTTGCCCATCTTGCCGGCGGCATAGTTCTCGATGCTCTGAAGGAAGGTCTGCTCCAGCTTCCCGTTCAGGTCCCCGGTGTACTGGACCACGGCCTTGGCCGTAAACCCGTTGTCGTACAGACCGTTGAGCATCTGCTGGGACTTCTGGGCTCCCTCCAGGGTCAGCCGCAGGATGTCCTGGACAGCCAGACCCGTGACGCCGTCCAGGGACAGCCAGGTCCGAAAGTGCATAATCTCATCGTCACAGAAGGGATACTGCTTCCCGTCCGGGGCGGTCCAGATGTACCAGATGTGCTCCTGGTCGGCCAGGATGCGCTTGTTGTCCCACCAGATCCGCACCTGATTGCTGGGCAGTTGCCACATGCGGAAGGTCTGCCCCGCCGGCTGGAGCCAGACATATGCGTTGCCGAAGTGGTTCCGGTGGGTCTCCACCGTGGCCCAAAAGCGGGTGGAGGTGGAAAAGGGGTTGGGCCTGTACCGCAGGGTGTGGTACAGGGGCAGGTCCCGCCGCTCCAGCACGCCCCCCTCCTCCGTGTGCTGCATCAGCTTCAGGGGCAGGCGGCCGATGCCCTCGGACAGCATCCGCAGGCAGGCGAAGTAAGTGGCCTCTCCCAGCTTGTCCCTGGGCACGCCCCCCAGGTCCAGCAGGTCGATGAGTCTGGACAGGGTGACGTTGTCCTCTTCGGCGCCCAGGTTGGGCACAGGGGCCGTCCCGCTCCCCAGGCTGGCGGCGGCTAGGGTCTTTTTGACCCTGCTCAGGTCGATCATCATGCCCCGTCACCTCCCGATGCGTGGATCAGGATGGCCAAGGCCACGGACACCCCGCCCAGGGCCAGAAAGCCCACCGCCGTCCCCACGAAAAATCCCGCCGTGGTCAGGCTGGCCGCCCCCGTCAGCAGGAGGAGCTCCACCACCCGCTCCCTCCAGAGCTCCTTTGCCTTGCCGCCCTCCGCGGCGGGCTTTTTCTTATGTTCCATTGGGGGCCTCCTTTCCGGGCTGCTTGTTCCAGCCCATTTTTTCAAGATATTGTTCCATGGCCTTCTCCAGATCCACCTGCGGTGTGCCGCACAGCTTCATCCGGGCTGCCCTGGCGTCGATGGCGGCGTCCACCGGGTCGATGCGCTTTCCTCTGCCGTGGGGGGCCTTGTCCACCTTCTTCTCCTTGAAGGAGTTTTCCACCGTCCGGGCGTTCCGGAAGGACCAGTCCACCAACTCGTCCCGGCGGCTGAAATGGTACTTCCCCGACTTGGCCAGCAGCTGCACATCCACCGTGGCATCATTCAAAAACCGGGCCGACTGCTTGATCTCCAGCAGGGGCACGCCGAACTCCTCCAGGTCGGCCAGGAAGGTGTCTGCATTGTGTGGGTCGTACCCGATGCCCAGCATCTTGATGTCGTACTGGGCCAGGGTCTCCCGCAGGACGTTCAGGATAAACCGGTAGTCGTTCTTGAAGTCTCCCTCTCCTCCGGTCACGGTCAGCAGCTCCATCTGCTCCCACAGGTCGTAGGGGGCCAGATCGGTCTTGAGGTGCTCCAGCAGGCGGCCCCTGGGCATAAAGCTGTGAGACCAGAGAAAATAGTCCTCCGGGCCAATCTCCAGCTCCAGGGTCAGAGTGGTCAGGTCGCCGCCGCTGGACAGGTCCAGCCCGGCGTAGGCCTTACACCCCCGGAAGTCGGCGATGGTCCGCTCGTCCCGGCATTTCTCCATCATGCTGGCGTCCATCAGCACCTCATCGCTGTTTTCCACCCACATGTTCTGGCATTTGACCATGTAGTCCGTCAGCTCTCTGCCACCCATCTCCTGGGCGGTCTTTGCATCGGTCAGCATGGTCTCCATGCCGTGATCCGTCTGGCACAGCACCGGGTTGGACTTGAGGAAGCAGGCCGGGTCAAAGATGTTGTCCCCCTTGCCCAGGGTGTAGATGTCGCAGAAGAAGTCCTCCGCCGTCACACCTCCCGACAATATGCCCCGGCACAGGCTGTCCATCTCGTAGCAGAAAGAGGACAGGTCGGAGCCCCGGGTGGTGATCATGGACAGCAGGGCCTCCTTCAGGGCCCGCTGGCCCCGGTAGATGGCCCGGTAGATTGAGCCGTCCCGGTGCTGATGGACCTCGTCCACACTGGCGTAGATGGACCGGAAGCCCTCCTCCAGCCCCGCCTCCTGGGACAGAGCCTCAATGGTACAGGAGGTATTGATGGCGGTGATGAGGGATTTGTAGTCCTGGATCTGAAACAGCTCCAGCAGATCCGGGTCGCCCATGATGAACTTGGCCATCTCCTCCCAGGCCAGCCGGGCCTGGCGCTTCTTGGTGGCCACGGTAAACAGCTTGCCGTAGCGGTAGCGCTCAAAGCCGGAGATGTAGGTGCCGGTGATGCCGTTCTCAAAGGTCTTGCCGTTCTGCCGGGCCACGCTCTTGTACTTCCGGCGGAACCGGCGGTAGCCCTCCCGGTTGACCCAGCCCATGGGGACGCCCAGGTCGAACTGCTGGCAGCCGTACAGACGCACCGGCTTGGGTTCCGTGCACTCGATGATGGTCAGGGTCTCGGCAAATTCCAGGATGTCCTCGCTCTTCTCCGGTGCCCACAGGTATGGGAAATCCTTTGTGCCCTGCCGATTCAGGTCGTTCAGGTGCCGCTGGCAGGCCTGGATGTGCTCTGGCCCCGCCACCACATCACCGATGACCACCCGCTCTGCATAGGCCGTTGCCCGGTCCATCATACCGACTTCTCGAACCTGCTGAATTTATTGGCCTTGGGGGCCTCCGGAGCCTGGGGAATCACCAGGCGGCACCGGCTGGTGACGGACAGGCCCATGGCCCTGGCACATTGGTCGCATTGGGTAAAGTAGCGGTTCTGAAGGACGGTCAGCTCCCCCTCCAGTTCCAGGGCCAGCTCCTCGTCGGTCACGCCGGCCAGCTCCGCCCCCTTGCCCTCCAGTTCCGCCGTCTCCCGCAGCCGCTTGGCCTTTTTCTTGGGCAGGGTCCGCAGCAGCTTGGTGTACCGGGCGTACAGGGAGTGGGCCACGCAGTACCGGGCCAGCACGCCAGCATCCACGTTCCCGAAGATGTTCATGCGGCCCAGCTCCGCCGACAGGTAATCGAACTCCGCCTTTTGCTTCTTGTTCAGGTACTCGGGGGGCCGGATGTCATCGTCCGGCGCGTCCACCTCACTGCTGCGCCGCTGGGCGATCTCCGCCTTGGTCAGGTGCTTCCGGCCCTTGTAGGCCACCAGGTCGATGGGCTGTCTCTGGTTTGGCATGGTCATTCTCCTTCCCGCCCGGCATGTTTCCGGGCCAAAATTTCGTGTTTTTCAGGGCAAAAATTCTCGTGTGTGCGCCCGGGTCATGCCCGCGACGGGTTTTCACCCCGCGCCCGCCCGCAAGGCCGCCCTCATCGGGGACTTTTTTCCCCAACGACCTCCGCTTGCGGTGTTGCGCAACCTTAGCCGCCAGAATCTCAACCACCCCCCTGCTATCTGCGTCCCCTCCGTTTTCCCTTGTGGTGAAGGTCGCACAGGGCCTGGAGGTTCGACCACGCCAGCCGCAGGGACCAGTCATCCGCGATTGGGATCCGGTGGTGGACATCGGTGGCTACCGCGATGTCCTCCGGCCGCCGCTTCCCCGTCCTGGCCTCCTCGACGCAGTCTTCGCAGAAATAGCCAACGGAACTCAGATAGGCAGCCCGCAGGGCCTTCCAGTCCTTGGAGTGATAGAACTTAACGCTGCGAGGGTCCCTGAGCCGGTCGTAGGCCGAATTTAGCTCCCGCTTCGACTCCTTACGGCCGGCCAGGCACCTGTCGCAGATGCTGGGATGGTTGATCGTGGGCGCCCCGCACTTGGCGCATAACGTCAGTTTCATGGCAAAAATAAAAACGCCGGCTCCGATTTCTCCCCGTCTGGGAAGTCATCGGCTCCGGCGTTCGACGCTCTGGCCTTTTGCGATATTCAGGACGATTTCCGCTTTGCAGTCCCGGCAGTAGACTGGAAGATTCCTGGCTTCGGTACTGGGATCAATGCGGAGCAATCGACGATTTCGTTTGCAGACCGGACAGGAAACCCATCCGTCCTTTACGATAAGTTTACCACACTGTTGTTCGATTCGCAACTATTTCAGCCTCTTTTCCTGTAGAATCAAAGAGAATATACTAACCCCCAAGACCGAAAAGAATAGAAAAGCTATTCTTTCGCTCGTCTTCTCTTTCGTTTTGTCCTTGGCTTTTTCCTTCCCGGTGTCTTGGGAAGCATGT